AAAAGTTAGTTAAGGTGGACAAACCACCTGACTTATGTTATACTCCCATACCTGATGGAGCTTATGGAAACATGAAACTTCCTAGAGGTTGTGTTTATTGTAGACATAAGTTTGAATGTCATAAAGATGCTAACGAAGGTAAAGGATTACGAATGTTTAAATATTCAAAAGGATATAATTATTTAACTCAGGTAGTAAAGACACCTAAAGTTTTGGAAGTTACTAAATGAATGGAAGAAAAGCAAAAGCATTAAGAAGGCGTGGTAAAGATTTACTCATAGAGTGGTTACAGTCTTTTGTTCCAGAAGGAGAAGATACTTCTAAAATAAATAGAAAAAATCTACATGAATTTCTGGCAGAAGAAACACATTTTTATTCTAACAGGAGAGTAATGCTTAGTGCTTATTCGTTGAAGTGGATTTATAAACAACTAAAAAGAAATCCTGATTTTACTTTGGAAGATTTGAATGGCTAGAAGAAAACCTAGAAAGATACGACCAAGAGAAAAGAACGTACCTAAAGGGTATGATAGTAAATGGGAGTACAGTCTGCATAAAGGTATATTAAGTAACTGGAATCATCATGGTAAAATGATTGATTACATTATTGAAAAGAAATATGAACCAGACTTTACAAAAGATAAAATTATTATCGAAGCTAAAGGTAGGTTTTGGGATCACGCAGAGTATAGTAAGTATGTTTGGATTAGAAAGTCTTTACCAGAAACAATGGAACTTGTGTTCGTCTTTCAAAAACCTTACGCACCTATGCCTGCTGCTAAGAAAAGAAAAGATGGAACAAAACGAACACACGCTGAGTGGGCTGAAACAAATAATTTTAAATGGTATAGTGAAGAAACTTTACCAGAGGAATGGAAGTAATGGCTTATGATAAAGCTTACTATGAAGCTAATAAAGAAAAAATAAAAGATTATCACAAAGCTTACTATGAAGCTAATAAAGAACAAATAAAAGCTAAAAATAAAGCTTACAGAGAAGCTAATAAAGAAAAAAAGAAAGCTATTGACAAAGCTTACTATGAAGCTAATAAAGAAAAAAGAAAAGCTTATGACAAAGCTTACTATGAAGCTAATAAAGAAAAAAAGAAAGCTTATGACAAATCTTACCATTTAAAATATAAATATAATATGACTTTAAAAGAAAAAAATCTTATGTTAAAAAAACAAAACACTAAATGTAAGATTTGTAATATTAAATTTAGACGCACATTTAAAGCTACACCTTGCATAGACCATTGTCATACAACCAATAAAGTAAGAGGTATATTGTGTACTTCATGTAATATTGGACTTGGACATTTTAAAGACAGCACAGAAATTTTAACAAACGCTATTAATTATTTAAAGGAAACAGAAACTTTACCAGAGGAGCTTAGATAATGATTGATTATAAATTCAACGAAGAAAATACAATAAAACAAATAAAAAGATATATAGATAAAACTTATGAAAAACACTACGCTAATGAAAAGTATCAAGCAACTGATATGATTATAGATGCAGGACATGGTGATGGTTTTTGTATGGGTAACATTATGAAGTATGCTATGCGCTATGGTAAGAAACCTGATCCTGTTACTGGAGAGTATAAGAATCAAGGTGACTTATTAAAGATTATACACTACGCTATTATAGCTATACATTTATGGGTAGAGGATAAAACAAATGCTAAGTAGATTATTATATATGATTCCGTTTTTCGGAATGTTCACAGGTGTTTATTTCCTATACACTTTCGATCTAGCAGCAGCGTATTTAGTTTCAGGACTAGCTCTGGTACAAAGTGTTATCTGTCTTGCTTATCTGTTTACTCAGATACTACACAACGGAACTGATGGAACATTAGAAGTAGAGGTACAATTATGGGATGCTATGATGCCTGTTATATTTCTAATGCTATCCGCAACTTCCTTTCTATATTTAACAATACATAACTTACAAGGAGTGTAAGAGTGACAGAACAAACATATGACGTAGTAGGACTACCTACAAACTATCAACAGTTCATACATCTTAGCAGATATGCCAGATGGAACGAAGAAGAAAAACGCAGAGAAACTTGGAACGAAACAGTATCTAGGTATTTTAATTTCTTTGAAAAACATCTAACAGAAAAACATAACCTAGACATGAACGAGTGGTTAAGCATTAGGAATATTTTAGAGAAAGCTGTACTGTATCTAAACATTATGCCAAGCATGAGAGCATTGATGTCAGCAGGTAAAGCACTTGAACAAGATAACGTTGCAGGTTTTAACTGTAGTTATGTAGCTGTTGACACACCTAGAGCTTTCGATGAAACATTATACATACTTATGTGTGGTACTGGTGTTGGCTTTAGCGTTGAACGTCAGTACATAAACCAACTCCCTGATTTACCAGAGGAACTTTTCGATACTGATACAGTTATTAAGGTAGCTGATTCTAAAATTGGATGGGCTAAAGCTTACAAAGAATTACTATCTCTACTTTATGCAGGACAAATTCCTACGTGGGATGTATCTAACATAAGACCTTATGGTGCTAGACTTAAAACATTTGGTGGTCGTGCTAGTGGTCCTGCTCCACTTGAAGAGTTGTTTGATTTCACAATTAACATGTTTAAAGATGCAATAGTTAAAGGACAACGTAAGTTAGTGTCCATAGACTGCCATGATTTGATGTGTAAGGTCGCAGAAGTAGTAGTCGTAGGTGGAGTACGGAGAAGTGCTTTAATCTCTCTCAGCAACCTCTCAGACAGCCGTATGCGCAATGCTAAGTCAGGTGCTTGGTGGGAAGAGAACCAACAACGTGCGTTAGCTAACAACTCTGTAGCTTACACAGATGCGTCAGAGATAGGCGCGTTCATGCGCGAATGGTTATCTTTGTATGAATCTAAAAGCGGTGAACGTGGTATGTTTAATCGCCAAGCTGCAGAGAAACAAGCAGCTAAGAACGGAAGAAGAGAAGAGTATAAAGACTTTGGAACTAATCCTTGTAGTGAAATTATTCTACGTAATAAACAATTCTGTAACTTAACTGAGGTTGTTGTCAGACCTAGTGATACCATGAATACTTTAAAAGCTAAAGTAGAAGCAGCTACAATACTTGGCACAATCCAAGCAACGTTAACAAACTTTAGATACTTGACAAGTAAGTGGAAGCATAACACACAAGAAGAAGCATTGCTTGGTGTATCTCTAACAGGAATCATGGACAATAACAACATGATAAATGGTAGTGTAGATTTAGAATATCTTAAAAACTTAACCATCTCTGTTAATAAACTCTGGTCTAAGAAGCTAGGTATTCCTCACTCTGCTGCAATCACTTGTGTTAAACCTAGTGGTACTGTAAGTCAGTTAGTAGATAGTGCTAGTGGTATTCATACTAGACACAGCCCTTACTACCTTCGTACAGTACGAGCAGATAAGAAAGATCCTATAGCTAGAATAATGGTTGATGCAGGTGTATATTATGAAGATGATATAACTAAACCTGAACATACTTATGTATTCTACTTTCCAATGAAAAGTCCTAAAGGTGCTAAGACTCGTAAAGATTTAACAGCTTTAGAACACTTGAAAATCTGGAAGGATTATCAGGATAAATGGTGTGAACATAAGCCGTCTGTCACAATCTCCGTCAAAGAGGCTGAGTGGTTAGAAGTAGGTGCTTGGGTATTTAAAAACTTTGATGATGTTTCTGGTATCTCTTTCCTTCCTTATTCAGATCACTCATATAAGCAAGCTCCTTACCAAGAGATTTCATATAGAGAATATTTAAAATGGAAAAAGAAAACTACAGACAAAGTTGATTGGTCAGTAATCAACGAGTATGAAACTGAAGACATGACTGAGAACACTAAAGAACTTGCATGTAGTGCAGGTACGTGTGAGATACTTTAATGGCTGAGAAAATTAAAAAGACCGAAGCAAACTTGATAAGCTTTAAAGTACTTCTTAACAGAAACAATCAACTAATAACTGAAATGTCCATGCTCCCTGAAAAACATATTGATAGTTTATTTCATGTGGATGAAGCTTGGATTATAAGAAACGTTATAAAGAAAAGTAAAGATAAACTTTTTAACATGCACGATTATCTTCAAGGTGAATTACAAGCATTACAGGAAAAATAAAATGAAAAATATATTAGCTTTATTATTAGCTTTAAGTATTAACGTAGGTAACACATCAGACTATACAACAGAACATGACATAACATGTCTTGCTAAAAATATTTATTTTGAAGCAGGTAATCAACCTCTCGTAGGTAAGGTCGCAGTAGCTAACGTTACTTTAAACCGCGTTAAAGATTTTCAATTCCCTAATACAGTTTGTGGTGTTATATATCAAGCTGAATGGACAACTAATTGGAAAGGTGAAGAAGTTCCCACACGAAACAGATGTCAGTTTAGTTGGTTTTGTGATGGTAAACCTGACCAACCAACCGACTCTGAAACGTGGGTAAAGTCTATTAATGTAGCTGAACAAGTATTAGATAAGTATTATCCAGATGTCACAGAAAATTCTCTGTGGTATCACGCTGATTATATTAAACCTAACTGGTCTAACTATCTAAATAAAACAGTACAGATAGAAGCCCATATATTCTATAAATAATTATTTAATCTTTATAGCTACTGGCTTATCTTCTTCTGGAACTACACGTTCTAATTCAATGGACAACATTCCATCTTTTAGTTTAGCATCTTTGATTTCAATATCATCTGCAAGATTGAAACTTCTTTTAAAGTTTCTACTGGCTATACCTTTGTGAAGAGTTTCATCAGTACTTTCATCTTCTGCTGAACCTGTAATTGTTAGTGTATTCTTTTCTCTAACAATGTCCAAGTCTTCTTTAGATATTCCTGCAACTGCCATCTTTAATTTATAGATGTTGTCATTCTTTGTCATGTTGTAAGGGGGATAACCTGTAGCTCTGTCCATGTGTTGCATACGATACAAGTCGTTGAACAATGTATCGAATCCAATAAATGAGTTTGAGAATATAGGTTTGGTGAGGTCTAATAAGAATTTATTAGTCATAGTATTTACTCCTTTTTATTAAGC